AAGAGCTAAACTCTATATAACTCCAGATTTAATTGGTGATAATCAAATTACGTTTCAAGATAAAATTAAGCTTACATATGACGGACAAGTAAGGACTGCGCAAATTTATGATATAAACACAAAAAAAGGTAATCAAGTGTACCTTTACATTGTTATGGTGCGGTTCTAATGGCGAAAAGAAAAGACTTACTAAAAAGCGATCCAGTAGCTGATTTACAGGCTCAACTTAATGCCGATTTTAATTCTTTAATTAGAAAAACTCATAAAAGTTTATCAACTAAAACTCATAGTCCTGTATATACTGGTTTTTTTGCTTCTAGTTGGAAAGTACAAACAACTGGTGTAAGGGCAAAGGATGATATTAGAAAATTTAAACCGTGGGCTGATATTAAAAAAGATAGTACTAAATCAATAGATGGTAAGTGGGTTAGTACGAAACCAAGCAATCCCACAATAAGAATAAGGTATCCTGTTAAAAGAACATTTAATATTGAGAGGCCAGTTTTTATTGGAAATAGAGCTAAATATGCTGGTTATGCTTTAGAAGGAGGCAAAATTCAAAATTTTATACAAGGTCGTTTAGCAAAATTAATTAAAGACACTATGAAAGAAAAACCAACAAAAGGTAAAATATTCTTACAGTCAAGGCAAAGTTCTGGTTTTGGTAGGTCAGGTCCATCAGCAGCTTATACGGAGATTAATTTATGACTTTAAAAAATACTCGGGCTGCATTTGAAAAAGCAATTACTGATACTATTTTAGAATCCGATCCAACTATTGAAATAGTTTATGATAATTTAAATTATAATACTCCTGGTCAAGAGCAAAAATATGTAGTGATAAATGTAAATTATTCACAATCTACAGTTCAGCCTCAAGGTACAGCTTTAGATTATTATTCTGGAGTTATTCAATGTAATATTCATGTGCCTAAAAATGTTGGAACAAAAGCATTAATTGAAATAAGTGAAACAGTTATAGATGGTTTAACTTCTGTAAACAATTCTGATTATACTGATACGTTTTCGGTAAAACCTAGAGTACAAGATATAGTAGGACCAAACTTGTTAGATATTGAAGAGAGAAGTCATTTCGTTGGTGTAATATCTTGCCAATTTTCAGCTAATGCCTAGTATAATAGAATAGCATTGTATTATTTATGACCAGAGCAATCGAACTTTTAAAAAATAGTTTTGGTGTTAGCCAGCTATATCAACATGATGTAATTAAAAATGACAGCATTATTTTAAGTGTTTATTGGCATCCACTTACTATTGCAGAAAGAGAGGCAATTCAAAAAAAATCAACAACAGAAGATCCAAATGAATTTGCTTTAAATTTAATGATTGAAAAGGCTTTAGATAAAGATGGAAATAGAATTTTTCAAGATGGAGATAAAGCATCTTTAAGAAGAGAGGTAGAAGCAAACATATTGCAAGAAATACAATTAGCCATGATAGAAGCAGGTCAAACTAAGGAGGTGAAAGAGGCTAAAGCCGATTTAAAAAGCTAACACTTATTGGAAATTTTTATATTCTTTAGCTAAAGAACTTGGTAAAACTGTTTTTGAATTATGTCAAACTTTAACTTTAGAAGAATTAGTTGGTTGGGCTGCTTATTTTGAATTGCAAAATGAAGAATATCAAAAAGAACAGGAACAAGCACAAAGAAATAGTGCCTTAAGAGGTAGAAAGAGGTAAGATAAAGGAAATATTTTAGATTTTTATAAAAAGTGGCTGATTATAGCGTTGATATTAAACTCGCTGTTGCTGGTGCTAGACAATTAAAAGCTGCTCGTAGAGAAACTACTGCTTTAAGTAAAGAAATAACTACTCTTAACAGATTAGCTAATAAACAAAGTAAAACACTACCAAATTCTTTTAATACTTTAAATAAAGTTTTAGGTCAAGCAAAAGGTAATTTAAACAGGGTTGCTTTAGGTACAACTAGATATCTTAGAGCTATTAATGATGTAATTGATAAAGAAGAAAGATTAAATAAAGCTTATCGCAAACAAAAAACAGATTTTAAAGTAATTCAAAGATTAAGGATGAAAGGTTTAGATATTAACAAACAAAATATTCAAGCAGTGCGAGATGAACTTGCAGCCGAAATAAAATTAGCCCGTGCCAAAAAACGCACTGCAAAAGCAGAGAATGAAAGTGCAATAGCTAGTAAAAGAAGAAATAGGATTATACAAAGTGCAGGTATTGGTGGTGGTTTTCCACTGTTATTTGGTGGAGGAATACAAGGAGCTATAGCTGGTGGTTTAGGTGGTGGGATTGGAGAAGCCTTGAGTCCTGGAGGTGGGTTTGCTGGATCTATCGTTGCTACTGCTGTTGTAAGAATGATGACAGACTTTACTAATGGAATAACAGAAGTAGGAAAAGCAATGAATGAAAGTTCAAAAGAATTTGAACGTGTTCAAAAAATTGTTGGGGTGGAAGGTGCTAACAAAATAAGTGCTTTTACAACTCAAACACAAACATTAACAAAAACTTTTGGAGACTTTATATTAAGTTTGCAAGCTGGAGTTGCTGGATTATTAAGTATAGGTGGTGTACTTAATGGTCTTATTGCAATGATGCAAAGAGATGTTGCGAGAAGAGAAGCTGCAAGATCAGAGTCTTTTAAAAGACGAACTAAAAATTTAAGAAGTCAAGGTGGACAAGGTATAAAAAGAAGACAGATATTAAATGAGGAAACAAATATTCAATTTGAAAGAAATGTTCAATCTTTTGCAGATGCACAAGCAAATACAAGTTTTGAATTAATACAAGCTGCAACTAAAAATTTAGAAAGACAAGGATTTTTACATGATGCTAATACAGAAAAAATGAGACAAGCATTAGAAATTCGTTTTCAACATCAAGATATTATGGAAAGCTTAGTAAAAGCAGGAGCAGTAGTTTCAGATCAAGAAAGTGATTATATATTAAAATTATTAGAAGAAAAACAAATAAGAGAAGAAAATTTAAATTTACAAAAAGAAATAGCGAATATTATTGCAAATGATATGGGTAATGGTATTAAAAATCTTATTACAGGTGCTAAATCATTTAATGATGTAATGAAAAATGCTTTAAACAATATGGCAAATGCTTTTTTAAATTTAGGTATTTTTGGTAATTTTGGTGGAAGTTTTGAAAGAGGTAAAGGTCTTTTAGGTAGGATTTTTAGAGCAGAGGGAGGACCAGTTAAAGGAGGTAAATCTTATGTTGTTGGAGAACGTGGGCCAGAAATGTTTACACCTGGAGTTTCTGGAATGATTACACCAAACCATGCTCTTGGTGGTTCAACAAATGTAGTAGTAAATGTTGATGCTTCTGGTTCGGCTGTTGAAGGAGATGAAGATAGAGGAAGAGAACTTGGTCGTCTTATATCAGTAGCGGTACAATCTGAAATAGTACAACAGAAAAGACCTGGAGGTTTACTTGCTTAATGGCTACTTTTCCTTCGATTACTCCTAAATACGGGCAACAAAAAAGATCCGCACCAAACACTAGAACAGTTCGTTTTGCTGATGGTTATGAGCATAGAATTTTGTTTGGCCTTGCACAACATCAAAATCCAAAAATATTTAACTTTACTTTTGAGGTATCAGAAACAGATGCAGATACGATAGAAACTTTTTTAGATGCAAGAGCAAATGATAGTGCCAGCTTTGATTTTACTCCACCAGGAGAAGCTAGTTCATCTAAATTTGTATGTGAAACATGGTCAAAGTCAATTCCGTATTTAAACAGAGCAACAATACAGGTAACATTTAGAGAGGTATTTGAACCATGAGCACTGATCCTGTATTTAGTGAAGTTCAAAAGATAAATCCTTCTGCAATTATTGAACTTTTTACATTACAGCTAGATAATTCTTTACATGGTGCGACAACAATATATAGATTCCATTCTGGATCTAATCTTAATGCTAATGGTGAAATAGTTTGGGCTGGTAATTCCTATCAAAGATTTCCTATAGAAGCCACAGGTTTTGCATATCAACGTGGTCAGATTCCAAGACCAAAACTTATTGTAAGTAATGCGTTGGGAACTATATCTGCAATTTTATTGCTTGTTAATCAAACAACTGCTGGTAATGATTTAACGGGTGCTACGTTTACAAGAATTAGAACAATGGCAAGATTTCTTGATGCTGCTAATTTTAGTGGTGGCAGTAATCCATTAGGAACACCAGATCCTACAGCAGAATTTAAACGTCAAATCTATACAGTAGATAGAAAATCAGCAGAAAACAGAAATGTTGTAGAATTTGAATTAGCAGGAGCAATTGATATGGCAGGAGTTAGAGCACCTAAACGTCAATGCACCCGTGCTTTATTTCCTAGTATTGGCACGTTTACACAATGAGTTGGAAATATAAGGCATTACTTCATGCTCAACGTGAAGATCCTAAAGAATCTTGTGGGCTGTTATTAAATGTCAAAGGTAAAGAACGATACTATCCATGTCGTAATCTTTCAATTACAGATAATCAGTGTTTTATTATTGATCCAGAAGATTATGTAAAAGCAGATAATGTAGGTGAAATCATTGGTGTTGTTCATAGCCACCCTATAACACCTCCTGATCCTAGTCAGGCAGATAAAATTAGTTGTGAAAACAGTAATTTACCGTGGCATATCGTAAATCCTAAAACAGAACAGTGGGCATATTTAGAGCCATGCGGTTATAAGCCACCGTTATTAGGTCGTGAATGGGTGTGGGGTGTAACTGACTGTTGGAGTTTAGTTGTTGATTGGTACAAAGAAGAAAGAGGTATAAAACTTAAGGATTATAAAAGAAGTATGACTCCTCAAGAATTTTTAGAGAATCCTTTGTTTGAAGATTATGCTTGGCGAACAGGTTTTAGAGAACTTAGGCCAGACGAATCATGTGAGAAAGGAGATGTGTTATTAATGTCAATATTGCATCCAAGTTTAAATCATGTAGCTATTTTTCTTGGGGATATGGTTTTACATCATTTAGCAGATAGACTATCTTGTAGAGAGCCATATTCTGA